ACTATCAAATCATCAAACTGATGATGCCATATGGGGTAGAATACTGTAGCACTTGCATTACGTATGCCACCTTGGCTACATGATCTTAAATCTCCAAACCATTTCTTAAGGAAGGGAATCATGCCTGTGTGCATAACTTCCCCGCCTCGTATAGGACTACCCAATGGGCGCAAACGACCTATCTCTAGACCAATACCAGCACGCTTGCTGGCATACTTGGCCATCATCTCTCCTGATGCGAAAATACTGTCTAGGTCATCGTCTGATTTGATCAGCACGCATGAACTAAATTGTTTTGTAGGGGTACCCAAGCCAGCGAGCACTGGAGTGGCGAGCGTGAACAATCCGTCACTGGCGCAGGTATAGTAATCTTTAATATATTTTAATCTTTGACTGGGATTCTCGTTATGGAATACTGTTGCAGCTGCAACCATGTAGCGAATCTGTGGTGTTTCATAAATTTGTTTTGTGCTACGATTCTTAACCAGATATTTTTCAATCAGCTGTTCAATAGCAGCATAACTGTATTCTTCATCTTTACTATGGTCGATGATGTCATCCATCTTGTTCCACTCATCTTCAGTGTACCATTCAAGAAGTTCTTGCGTGTATAACCCTGTGGCTGCATTTGTTTTTACGATTTTATATAAGTGAGGAACTTGATAGTCGCCATAGATATCTTTGCGTAGCATGGATAGTCGTTGTTTGCCGGCTACATATTGATAATTGGTATGTCCTACTTCGGGTTCGTGTTCTACATCAATTAGGTCAACGATAGCGCGAAGCGTGATTTCATCAATCTCTCGTGTGCTGATACCGTCGTAGAAATGTGGCTGGGCCTTGATCTCTATCATGGATTGGCTGACATCAGCCACGCCCTGGCATACCTTGGCTACCTGTGCCTGCCATTTTGTTAAATCTAGTGGTACGACCGCACCACTACGTTTTTTAACTTGAATATTGCTCACTTGAGTGCCTCTTTGTTTAATATTTTTCTAATTGTAAATCTGTGCTTGAGTATTGATACAGCAGTTGTAACTGTTTTTCTTCTATTTGTGTTATATTTACTATTTCGTAGGGCCAGTAATTAAGAATATATTTCCCATGGTCTAACCAAGCTACACAGTGTTTGGTTTTGTCTTTGTAATCATAATATACTCTTATTTCTATAGGAGTTGGTTTATGACTGCTAAAGTATATAGTATATACTATTCCTAGACTTTTAGCAATGTCGCACCAGTAGTTTTCGGCTAACAATGCCCAGGGATCTGGCCAAGTAGTTGGATCACTTGGATCCAAATTATAATTGACAAATGGAGCTGTGCTCCACATGTTGTTTAGTTCTACTACCGCGCTTTCTAAAGGCAGTCTGTCTAATTGATGGCGGAAATCTTTCCACTGCGTCAGCCTGTCATTAACACGCAGATTCCAAAAATTTTGCCACATTCTAGTAGAAGTTTTTTAGGTAGTAGGTTAGGTTAGCTGATGTGCCAGCACCAGTGGTCGTATAACCTAATGTAGCAAGATTACCAATGACTGCGTTGCCAGTGATATTTGCTGTCCAATACAAGGTAACACCTAGATTATTAGTTTCGCTGTAATCTTCATCAAACACTACAACATTACCATTCAATTGGGTAACGTGCATAGATCCAACTCTGCTGTCGACGCCTCTGGTGATATTATAATCTACGATTCTCGATGAGGCGTAAGGATGTCCGGCTGGAGTAACTGAACTTATAGTTAATGCGGTATTGGCTAGTGTTGTTGTGTTGTCTGGTAAAGTAATGGTGGTTATCGTTACACCAGTTATATTAGCGATCTGTGATTGTATCAAAGTAACATTAGCAGATAAATTAGCAACATTGGCTTCTAGTGCGATGATGCCTACATTGATCAATCCGACGCTGTATTCTGTTAAAATTTCAGTTACACCAACTGTTGGTGCACCTTCTGCTAGTGTACCTTTACCAATGAATAGTCGTTGTGTGTCTACCGACCAGCCAAATTCGCCAGTGGATAGTTGCGGCAAGTCTTCCTGTAGACCACTGCGTACCTGTATTTGAGATATTTGTATTACAGCCATGATTTTACCTTAGTTCAATATCTAGTATTTATGCTAACTTATAATACTGCTCTACTCTGTCAAACCAACGGTCCATCCAGATTGTCCATTCATTACCGCTGACAGTCCATGTTTGGAATTCTGGCCTGGCAAATGTGTTATCTTCTAGGAGTTTAGGCGCTACTGCCATCAGGATCACACCCTGTTTAATATCAGTTCCGTGGACTTCATTATGTGCGGCGGCATAGGCGCATAATTGTAGGAAATAGTCTTCAATCCACTCGGTTTTCTTGGGTTTATTAGTCTGTTTGTAGTCGATAATCGCCGGGCTACCCTTGTATACTCCACAGGCATCTGTTGTGCCTGCATACAGGCCCGGAACGTATAATGGCACTTCAATACCCCACACTTCATCCACATGTTTTAAGCCATGTTCTACGATTTCCTGTGCCATAGCATAACTCTGTTGGCTATTTGGATTAGTGCCTGGTGTGCCCATTTCACGATCGTTGCGCACATAGTCTTCTAACCATTTGTGCATGCGTGTGCCACGGCTAGCAGCTTCTGTGGTAATCTGTTGAGCTTGTTGGGTTCCTACACGTTTTCGCCAATTCTCAAGAGCATCTCGTTTTTCTTGTGGTTTGGTTCGATCTAAGATTGTGGTAACACTGGGAACACGTGATCCGTCTGGTAAAGTATATAAACGTTTACCTTCTACTGTATCACGATTAATGGGTGTATAGTTGTATTTTTGTATAAGCATCTTATTAGTATATATTACTAATTACAAGATGTCAAACAGTAAATGATTCTCCGCAGCCACAACGTGCTTTTTCGTTGGGGTTTTGGAATTCAAAGCCTTCGTTCAAACCTTTTTTAGCATAGTTAATCTGCATACCTTGTAGATACACAAGATCTTTTTTATTAATGACAAGATTAACACCGCGATCTTCTATTTCAAGATCACCTTCAAAAGTTTTATCAGCGAATTCTAACATGTAGGCAAACCCACTACATCCTGATGTGCGAACACCAATACGCATGCCAATACCATGTCCGCGATTATATAATGCATCTTGCATCTTTTTGGCAGCATTGGCAGTTAATGTTATCATATCCATTATTTAAACCAACCTTTGGATTCTTTTTCTATTCTGTTTAACACAGCTTGTTTTTCGTCATCACTCATATCATACCACTCAACTATTTCATCTACCGTGCGACCACAGCCCACACAGACTTCATCTTCGTAGCGGCACACTGATATGCAAGGGCTTTCAATGGGTGATGGTTTCATTTTTCTTTCTATAGTCTGCTATGGCTGATTTGATCGCATCTTCTGCAAGCACCGAGCAATGTATCTTGACGGGCGGTAACGCGAGTTCTTCTGCGATATGTGAGTTTTTGATGGTCTGAGCCTCATCCAACGTCTTGCCCTTGAGGAGCTCGGTGACAAGGCTAGAACTAGCAATAGCACTGCCACAACCATACGTTTTAAATTTGGCATCTGTTATGATCCCTTCAGGCACTTCGATCTGTAGTTTCATTACATCACCACAGGCAGGTGCACCAACCATACCTGTTCCTACATCTGGACTATCCTTGTCCATGGTGCCCACATTACGAGGATTTTCGTAATGGTCTAGAACTTTTTCTGAATAAGCCATGTATAAACTCCAATAGTATAGTAAAATACTACAGTATTTATAACGTTATGTCAACGGTTAATGATAATATCTGGATATTTTTTCGGGAACTCGTACCATTGTGGATTATCTTCTACAATAATAGAAAACATTTTTCTAGTAGTGCTAATATTTTCAACGCTATGAACTCTTTGAACATTAAACGCTATCCAAGTTTCTCTTGGCAATTGAACTGCATATTCTTTTTTAACTTGATCTATACGATAATTTGTTGCTCGTTTATGATATATTAAATGTGGTTTTCTTTCTTTATTATAAAATGTTGTAGTAACATCATCACCACCTGTTTCTAGTATCCAATTGATAGCCATGTTTCTACCTCGGTCTGTATGTATTGGCGTATGACTGATACTACCAGGATATCTATTTTTCATTAAAGCAAACATGCCACGACACTTTGATTTGAAATAAGGACTGTATACATCATCTACCATTTGATTTTGGACCTCAGTATACTCTGTTAATTTAGTGCTGTATTGGAACCAGATTATCTTCCGTTGGCCTTTATTAAAATTTTCATTCCATACAGCACTGGCTTCTGTATCGGGCTCGCCATTGGGGTACATCTCTTCAAGCATCTTTTCCATATCGTAGATATGTTTAATTAATTCCTTAGGTGGAGGTGGAAGGTCTAGCTGTAATATGTATTTGTTATTTAATTCCATAAAATTACTTATAGAAATGCAATTCTTGTTCTGTCACTTGTGGTGGAAATTCTGGTTTATTCAAGTTTTTTTGTTCTTCGCCCAGAGCAATGTGCCACTCGAGATTTTCTGGGCAAAATTCGCATTGTGCTATTGGAGTATCTTTATTTTTAACGAATCCTTCTAGTTCTTCTTCTGTGCAAGCTGGTGTTAACGGATAGTAATTGTATAATAACTCTCGTTGTCTAGGATCTAATTTTAATCCAAATTGACTATCAAAATCTGGTAAGTTGCTCATAGCCGGACATTTATATAACTTACCTTTATACATGGTGTGATCATGTTTCATATCACAACTATTGAATGCTTTTATAGGATCGCTGGTATGTAAGGTATACGATCCATCTTGTTCTATCACACTACTCTGATGGAATGTAAATGCCTCTATAAATCCAGCCATCGGCAATCCGTTAAGATGCCATTGGCGTTTGATATCATCGGCAGTATTGGGATCATGTAGACTTAATCCAAATCCCACACGATATTTAAACCATAGATCAAAATGCATGGGTTTTAAATATGTGCCATTTGACTGTACCATAATAACACTATCAGGCCAAAGCCTGCGTAGGTTACTAGCCCATAGTTCTAAATCAGGATTAAGTGTAGGTTCACCACCAAGAATAGTAATGCGTGGAATGTCTAGACGTTGGCTCCAGGCCTCATATTCTTCAGCATGATCGGCCCAACGTTGATGTCCTTTGAAGTTGTAGTTGTTAAACCGATTACAGCCGCGACAGGTTAAATTGCAGACGTTGGTTATGTAGAATTCTACTACAGGAAATAGCTTGATCATCTAGTATTTAATGGTATTATAGAGCGGCGCCACGTGTCTTGGCTGCACGTTTGGCCATGTTTGCGACTGTGTCAACTGGCGCTTGTGTTGCTTGGCCATCTGGTGTATTTGTAGTTGTGGTATCTGTATCAGCATCTTCGCCTGCTGGTAATAGCTCAATAAAGTCTTTATTATAGCTTTTGATTAGATTCTTAAGAGCTGGATTATTTTCGTTAGCCGCGACCAATGCATCATAATCAAAGGTTTTGTCTGTGTTTAAAACCAAGTTGATCAGACTTTGTGTTGAGATCTTTGGGGGTTGTTTTTTATCTTTGTATCTATGGCGAATAAGTTCCAGAGCCGTTGTTAAATTTGACTCTGGAGTATTTGTTGGGCCGTGTGTAAATTCATTTAAGCGCACGATTAACGCAATTCACGACCAAGTTCTTCTGCACCACCTACTGCGGCGTCAGTAGCACCAAAACCATCAGTTTCGTCTTGATCTAGATCACTGCCTGGAGCTGGAGGTAATTCAGCATCACCACCACCAAGATCAGCACCTTGATCGCCTGGCATAGCCATTGGATTATCAACTTGCTCACCTGATAATACACGAACGCCATTGTCAACACCTTCACGTGCTGATTGTAGGTTTTGCATTAGTGTGTCTAATGTTGTGCCCACTGCGTTTTTAAATGCTTCTGCTTGTTCGCTACCGATTTGATCACGGATCGAATCAAGTAGTTGTGGTAATTGCTCATTTTGCATTTTACCTACTTTTTCAATAGCGTCTTGGACGCTGTCTACCATATCTTTAGCAGCCAATAGCACTTCTGCGTTACCAACTTCACCTTCAACAAGTTGTTGACGACGTTCGTCAAGCCAAGCTGTTAAACCTTCTTTAACAGTTAGTAATTCCATATAACGTGGATTCTTTTCTGCTGTGTGTAGATTTACGCTATGGCGAATCTTGTTAAGATTAGCTGAGATAGTTTCGCTGAGCTTTTCTGCTTTTTCAACAGTTAGATTGCTGTAGTTAATAGCAAAGCCAAAGCGGCTTTCTAATAACTTATTAATCTTACCTGCTGATTTTACGGACATTTCTGCTAGTTTCATGGTTAATTTCCTAATTACAGTTTAATATATTTAGCCAAGTTTAAGTTTTTCTTAATTTCTTTTTTAACTTGTTCTATGCGTGACATTGTTTCTGTATAGCGTGTAGAATAAAAATCTTCACCCCAACCGTCACCTATAGATTGTGCTTTTTTATAGCGTAAACGGTATAAAGCCGCATCAAATTCTAACTTATTTAATAGACTGTCGCTGTCTCTAATATCTTTGGCCAGCTGTGTTTGTTGTTTATGCAAGGCTATACAATAGTAGATAGCATCTTTACGGTTAAAAAAGTCAAATAGCTGTTGATTTTGTTCCATGACACGCCAGCATTCGGCATTGATTTTAACTACACGATAGTGCCCTACCAGGACATCTGTGCCCAGTTGATAGCAAAAAGGTAAGTCGCTGGGACTATCTGCTAGACGACCTAGTTCTTCTTGGGTAAAACGCTGGATTTTCTCAATATCAAAGTTATTTGATGAGTTTTTTGTAGTAGATTTTGCCATCTTCGTTGGTGCGCAACAACACATCCTTGACTGTTAGATTGTGAGCCAATAGTTGTTCACGTTCATCTAGTTGACCTTTTGCGATAGGGATATCATCTACAAACTGTTCAAGCAGATCTTGCTCTTCGTTGGTGATCGCTAGTAATATTTTGTTTGTGAGTTCGACTATCTTCATGCAAGTATTTATGTTACTTGAAGAGAGCGTGTCCGATAAATCCGATGAGTCCTGCCAGGATAACACCTAAGATGCTGACGATGATACTGACAGTTTGTTTGTCTTGTCCTGAAACTTTGCTGGTTAGGCTTTCCTTGATGTCCACTAGGTGGCCCTCAAGTTTGTCCATACGGTGTTCTAGATTATCTATTTTAGTTTCCAAGTTGCTGTACCTTACAGCACATATCTCAACGTGGGCTTCTAGATTCTGTTTTTCAATTTCTGTTGGTTTGGCCATCTCGCCTTCCTAAGTGAGCGATGCCGTCTTTGAATGAGCCTTAATGTTGTGCCTTAATATGTGCCTTAATGAATGCCTTTGAGCATCTAATATATTTAACCTAGACCTTGATACTTTTAAAGTATATGTTATTCCATGGTCCTTTAGGTTCAAACACTGCAAGTTCAGGTAAGATAGTTTCGGTAAGACCCAGTATCACTGGAGTTATCCTAAAGTCATATTTTACTAGACCAAATCTATCTGGGCCTTCTTTATAGATATCCGCATAGTCAACCCCAAACTTAAAGGTCCAGATCTTGTGTTCACCTTGATACTTGATACCAAAGTTATATTTGATGACATCATCAACGACGTTGTCAGTTTCTAATATAGTAGGTTGTGTGCGCAGGCTCAATATCTGTTGGACAGTTTCCCAGTTGCGCTGTTGATTGCGTTTAAATTCATTCTGAGGTGACCAGCTGATAACTCCGGTCGGAGTTATATCCACTAGAGTAAAACCTTGATAGAGATATTGTTGAGTGTCCACATGGATATTTATAGCCATAAAAAAACGGCACTATAAAAGTGCCGTTTTGCGTTACTCGAATACTAAGTTTTAGATTAGTATGTGAATGCTGCTACTGTAGCGCCTGAAACACCAGAACCGTTTACATAACCGTTAGCGTATGCTTGTAGTGATGTACCACCTGTTGCTGGGCTTGGAGCTGCACCAGATAAAGCTACGTGGAATAAATTACCACTTGCTGGTTGACCTAATAGTTCGATAGAACCAACTTGCTCAATAGCTAGAACTAATTTTTCATAGTCTGAACCAGCTGCTAGATAGTTTACGTTTAAAGCGTTACCAAATGTAAATAAACCTGCTGATGTTACTGTGTAGTGTGTAAGCGTGCGGCCTGTTACTGCAATATTACCTGCATCAGTACCAAGATTACGTGCACCACCGTTTGAACGTGAAATTGTTGCCATTTTGTATTTCTCCTTAAGTTTTTACGCTTTCGCGCATACTTTTATTTATGCTTTCGATGAAAAATTCGTTCTAGAGAATGTCAAACGATCCACCAGTTTAACTGCGCCGCCGTTGTGCCCTATGGCTACAAAGCCCTCTGGTGCTGTGACCTTATAACCATCGTTGGTTTTTTGGAACGTGCCTATACCTTCTACCTGTTGTAGTTTATGTAGGAGCATGCCTTTCATCTCAACTATGCGTTTATACACAGCTAAAACTCCAGTTAGATTGTTTTGATTATCGGCCATCCATTGCTCACGTTCTTTGATCTTGGCCACACGATTCTGTGCCTTACGACTTGTTGGATCATCAATGTCTTTGGTCATTTCACTATTGTAGTGAGAGATAAAATCTTTAAGGAATGCTATGGGATCCACAGCATGTGCGCCTGCACGTATCATCTTGTTAATAAAAGGTTTAACCATGCGGGCAAACTCTCGATCTTGTAGGACTACGTCAAATCGTTGCTGACCAATCTTCTGCATAGTCTTGGCTGTTGCCGCTAGATATTTTTGTATTTTACTATCTTCTGCGGGGGTTAAGCTGGCGATGCCTGTGTAGTCTTTGTAGGTAGCATCATCAAACCATACCGCCTTGGTCTGTGTAAATCCTGTGACATTTACCCCAAAGTTAGCTGACATCTCACCTACCGTGTCTGCGCCTGAATATGTTGTGTGGAATATGATACCTAGTTGTGCACCAGCGATGCGCCGACCTAGATTGCTGTCGACTGGCACAGCATAGGTGATAGTATTAGGAGTAAACACGTAGCAGTCTTCGTCATTGACATTTACTGTAGAGACCTTGCCTGGAGTAAACATCAAGTCACCCTGCACCACTCCTCCAATGTTTAACTTGCTGAGATATTTCAATGCTGACAATAAGATTTCTGCTAGCTCAGGTTGGTCACCATACCATTGTTCGATGTTCTTAGCTGACTTGCAGAGCTTAGGTTCACCTTTGCTAAACACTGCCTTAGTGCCTACAAAGAATTTACTATCTACTGGATCTGTTCCGCAGATGATCGCCGGGCTGCCATCCCATTTAACTGTCAGCTGAGTAGTAGTGCCTGTGCCTTCTGCCAACATATGGCGTAGGCTATCGATATAATTAAGTGCTTCTTCTGCACCAGCGTAGCCATTGTTGAACACTAGGTCTTCTACATGTTCAGTCACTCAAGATGCGTATTCTTACCTGCAGCTTCTGCTAGATAAGAGGCATCTTGAGTATCTCCTTTTGTGAACAACCACTGAGGTGTTTGTCCTTTAATTTCAAATAACTTCATTAAATTTTCTACCTATTTTTCCTGATAAGTTAGTTCTTCCACGAGCAAATCCATTTGGTTGTGTGCCTTCTGTCAAATATTTATTTTCTTTTCCGTCAGTATACCATTTCAAATTTTTTTCTGTAATTGCACTACGTCCATACATTGGGTTAGTTTTACCTTTACCTATTCCTAGTCTTTTCTTTGTTGCTGATACTTTATTACCTATTTCTTTTTTTCTTTCATCAGATCTATTATTCCATACTTCTTGAACTAAATGACTTGTAGATAATCCAAGTCTTGGTTTAAGTGTTCCATTTGCAATTTTTTCTTTTCTTGTTTTTGAAACTTTATTTCCAATTTCTTTTCGTTGTTCTATTGTTCTAGAACTCCAAATTGTTTTAATAATTTTAGAATCACCACCATATCCGCCTGCTGATAAATTATAAAATTCAGAATTATTTGTAGCATTATATTTTGCTATCCAACTAGCTTCTGCTTGTGCTAATTGTTTTTTAGTTGCACACTCCTCTAATATTTCTCTAGTAAAATTGTCTTTACCATATCGCTTGATAGCATTTTTTAAATATTTTCCACTGCCTAGATATTTTTCTTTGCCAGGTTTCTCGTGCGAACACATTCCAATATATTTTTTATTATTAATTTTGCAAGTTGTTAGATAAATGAAACCGTACATAAAAGGTCCTCTATACGCACATTATTTAGCACATTTAGAGGATTTTATTAATTTCATATATGCCTATTGTGCTATTACAGGATTACCCTTTTCATCATATCGGATAGGTTTTCCATCTGGTCCTAATAAGCCGCCTGGTGATACTCGTTGTTGCTGTTGGTCAGCTTTGGTTCTATCAAACCAAAAATCATTTAAATCTGCGATTATTTTTGCATCTCTGACGGGTTGTTTAGTTGTATTATCAACCCAACCTTGATTTGACATTACATACTCGCCGTTGTATACCGCACCGCTAGAACCCTTGTTTCCATTGAGTTTTACTTTAGATCCTGGGGGTGTAGGATTTTCAGTTGATTTATTTGTCGCCTGAGTAAAATAACTTTGAGCACCAGAAGCTTGATTTATAGTCTTGGCAACATCTCCCATGAACGTTCCAGCATTTTTATATCTTAATTGCGCTTGTGGAGAATATTCTTTTCCAAGAGCTCCTGTCTTTGATCCTGGATATTGTTGTGCAGCCTGTTGATCAAATCTCTGTTGTCGAGCTTGAGGTTGGACTGCGGTATTATACGCAGTTCCTACACCTTGACCAACTTTATTGGCAACGGCGCCTACGCCTTGCTTGACACCTTGGCCGACTGCGTTTGCACCTTGCTTGATACCTTGACCCATGGTGCCCGCGCCTTGCTTGATCGTTTGGCCAGCTGTTTTTAGATTATCCCAAACGCCTTCTGCTATGATTTCATTAATCTTCATTGTTGATCTTCCTGATACCACGTGAGAATTTAGCAGGATCTTGGCCCTTGATCGCATTTAATAAACGATTTTCAAGTTTAGTAGCAGTCTCAACATCATAGTTTTCGTGGATATACTTGATGAGGTTGATAGCACCGTTGATGATATTATTAGCACGTGATTCAAGGAGATTTTCCTTGTCCTTGTGCGTTAATAACTCATCTAGCTCAGTGAGTAGACTACGTGTGCGTTTCTGCAAGATTTCTGCTCCAGTTTAGAGTATTTATCGAAGATTCAAATATATCTATAGGGGGTTTTATTTGCTAATTCATACTCTGCTTCAATAAATCTTTTTACTGCCCACGATTCGTCGGTTTCTGTATATAGCCATGGATTTCTTTCTTTCCAGGCATTAAAGTAATCTACATTTAATTTATTTTCATTTATATATTTGCCTGATACTATATCTGCAAATTCAATATTGACACACTTTGGGTGACTAACAAACGGATCTAATACATTTTTTGCCAAACATCTTATTTTATCAATTGACTCGATCGAATCAGATTCGACCCAGTCTGGATGATTTTGTTTGAACCATCCATGATAATATCGCAACCATCGATATATCTTACTATCTCTGGTTTCTGTTGTTATAGCGATTACCTCGTTAAAAATACTCGAATCTGGGATACAAGATGGGTGGGCATGGGTTCCAAACCATTTGTCTTTATGATAATTTTTTACCAGATTATCCCATTCGGCTAGATCAATTGAATTTTGTATGCTAGGAGTATCTCCTACTTTGAATGCTTCATGTTCTGGAGAAGAAATAGAATATCCGGTGAACTCCGAAGTGCGATTATTTAATAAATCGCACAATAGGCCACCAGCAGTATTATTTGAAAAGCAGATCAGCTTCATGTTTAAATTCCTCCCAGATATGATCTCGATCGGGGTCGTATGCGAGAAAATCGTATTTTTTAATTAAATCTTCGAGAGAGGCAACTAAAGAGATTTTCAATCTAGGTAAGATTTTTTCAACTACATATCTGTAATGTATAATCGGAGATGGTTGCATTTGATCTCCATGATCTAAAAATTGTGCACCAAAAGATGTCATACTACATGTATCGCTATCAATCCACGGTAATTTTTCTAATTCAGATTGATAATTATATTCGCAATAGTCATTTAATTTTGTGCCAGTAGAAAAATATAAATGTTCTATACCCAAAGAATCTAACATCTTAGACAACGATATCATATATAGTATTGATCTATTGGTTGCTTGTTGCGGTTGTACATAGAATTGGTTATAATTAAAAATTTCAGGTAGTGTAGATGCACTAGTTGACCACCATAGCTGATTAAAAACAGTCGAATTTATATCTGCATACACTTTGTCTGTTTTTTGTAGATTTTTCCACTCGTCGTCTTCAATGATCTTATCAAATCTAATCGGGTCAGCCCATTGGACTATAAAAATATCTTCGGGTGTGGCTGTCAGGGCAGACTTGACTGCACAATTAAAAATATATTCATTACCGGCACCGATATGTCCATAATTTTTAATTTTTTGTTCTACTAATATTTCGAGGAATTGTGGCCATTCTGGCCAAATATGACCAGCGGTGAATCCGTCACCAAATGTATAAATCATTCTAAAGTATTCTTAAGACCGGCTAACATACTTTTTAGTTTACTGCTGTCTACACCAGCTTGTATTTTAGACTCTTCGCTAGGTGCTACTATTGACCCTGTTTTGATCTGGCTTAGGATGTTAGTTGCACCAACTCCACGTAGGCCACTTTCCTGCGCTTCTTCACCTGGGTCTGTGATACGCAATGTTTCTAAGTCATACTCTAGGTCTACTTTCATGCCAACACCTGAACTACTACGTGTTTTCATAAGTTGTAGTTGATAGCGACCACGCTCACGCATAGCTCTCGATGTAAAGATACCAAACACGTTATCAG